TCACAAAACCAAGAAACCGAAAAAAACCCACAATGACAGGCCCCGGACAGGATCCCGAACCGCCGCGAGAGCAGTCGCCAGAGACGCAACACCGTCACCAAAAACCCACCCCCCCGGCAGCAACAAATGACACCAGGCGCCCGAAAAAGACCCAGAACCCACCCCAACATAACGAGCCCCGAGAAGAGGCTGCGCCCCGAGACGAGGACCACCACCCAAAACGACCGGCGCAACAACACCACCAACCCAACCACAATCACCCGCATCAAAAGAACCAGCACCATCACCAAGCACAGCGCCAGCACCGACCATGAAGTCAACGCACCGTGCGCCGACCACAGCCGCAGGCAGCGCACCAAGCGTGGCCCGAACGCCCTCGAACAAGCCGACACCCAGATCGGAGTGCGCAACAGCATCAGGCGAAACAGCCCCACAAGAGATGCGACACCCCAACCCAGCCGCCAGGGCCCCGCGCACGCCAATCACCTCGACGAGCTCCAAAGCCGGCAGACCACGATTGGACATCCGCAGGACCGCGTCATCCACAAAACCAAACACGGCGCCCTCCCGCGCAACACCAGCCACAACCAGGACACGTCCACAGCGGCCCCAGAGCTGAGAGCACAAAAGCACCGCGACCTCACCGCCGAACAGCGCGACTCAAAGCTCCAGGTAATGAAACCAAACCACCCAACCACGCACCCACGCAACAAGCAACCGCTAAACATGATCCAGAGAATCGCAGCCATCAGCCGCGGCACACAAGCCATTGTATGGCGCAACATAGAACACGAATGCCGACAGCCCCTCCGACTCCGCCCCCAAAACCACATCGACACCCAGGCCAACAACAGTGACCTCCCCCCCGGCCTCAGCAACCCAATCGGCCGCCACCACCAGCCCGACACCGCCCGAACACGCGGACTCACCAAGACCCCCACCGACCCGCCCCGCAGCGCCACCCCGAACCAGGGACCCATACACGGACGACCCACCGCCACCCACGGCATTGCAGGCGACGACGGGCTCGCCAACTCCTACCACGGTGAAGCCCCCTCGGGCAACGACATCAACCTAGCCGCCAGCGAGATCGACCTGAGTGACAACGCCACCGACACACCCGGAGTCATCAACAGCCCCATGCGTCCAAACCACCACAAAAACACCCAGCAAAACGAGAATGGAAACAACCAAAACAGCCCAAAAACCCGCCGCAACCGCGAAGCTCACAAGAGGACCGAGCACGACATACCCAGCAGCAGAGCCCAAAACCCTCAAGACCGACACCACCTACACGCGGACCTCAGACATCCCCAAGAAAACCGCCGACAACACGAGCAACATGACGACCCTCGCCAGGCCCCACAGCCAGGCACAAACAGAAGAACCGAAGCCAGCGAAGGCAGACGCGCCGACAAACGAAGATGTGCTGAAGGCCAAGACCCGGCAACCCGAAGCATTCCTGACAAGGCCAGGGGACGCCAGCGCAACAAAGACGCCGAGAAGAGAGCCGAGCAAAGCCGGCAAGCCGACCAAAAGAACCCAAGACCAACAAAACCAGGAAGAGGCCAGCGGCACCCAGCACGAAGAACAGGAGGCATTCCAGCCACATGCGACGCAAGCGACCACCAATGCCAACACTTATCCGAAGAATACCATAAAGCCCACAGCCAAGCCCGACGAGGCAAAGCCCCAAACAAAAAAAACCAACGCGACCCCCCAAACGGCAAAACACGACACCACCGAAACCCAACACAAGACGGCAACAACCACCAGCCCAGAAACCAACAACCTGGCCAACACACCACAACAGACCATCCCCCAAAGCCAAAAGAAAGATACTCTGACAAGCCGCAACCCGGAGGGAATAGCCACGCAACACGAGGCAACGCACACCGATAGAAGCAAACAGAACAAACAGACAAAACAAGACAAGGCCAAACCCACGCTAAAAGAGAACACCAACAACCAGCCCCGCAGCCAAAAGAGCACAAACGAAACAAAAAACAAGGGCGGCGGCACGCGCTAATCGAAAACAAGCAAAAACCAACAAAAACGTGCAAGCAAACACAACGACACGAAGAACAACAACAGACAAACGGCAAAAAAAGCCAGCCACGCAAGTCCAGCCAAAAAGCGCCCAGAAAACCTACGGAAAGCGAAGACCCTCAGAGGAAGGCGCCGGGCGGGCCCGGCCAAAGCCACACCCGCAAAAGAGCAAAGCCCGACAGAGCAACGAGCAAAAAAGCGAGCGAATCCAAGCGCAGCCCCCAGCACCCTGCCGGAACAAGAAAAATACGACACAGGATACAGCCCGAAAGAGGCGGACAAAGACCACCACAACCGACAACCTCGCAAACCATCAACCCGCAAAGACAACGAAAATCGAAATACCCGCAAAAGACCACCCGGCCCCCCGCAGCACGATAGAGCACCGGACTACCCGCACCAGCCTCGCCGAAACCACACACGACAAACTCAAGAACGCCCACACAAAGAACCAACCCCACGAACCAACAACGCGCGTCCAGGACCACGCCCATCGGCACCGAACACCACAGAAAATCTGCCAGGACGAGAAAAACAGGGCCCGGGACCAACAACAGCAGCGCCCAACCAGGAACGAGCGCCCAAGAGAGGGGGACGCCCCAAACAAGGCCAAACAGCAGCGCCAGACGAAGAGCAACACAAACAAAATCAAACACGCCTCCAACCCCCAGCACCACACACCACCAAGAAAGCCTGCACATCCACACAAAAAACGCAGCCGACCTACAATCGAGAACAAGACAAGCGACCACAGCCCGGCAAGACAACAGCGACAAAACCGGGCGCGCGAAAAAAACAACCAAGCAGCCTATCAGCTCCGGCGCGCCAGGAGGCAAAAAGCCCCAGCAGGCGACCCGATCGGCAAGGACCGCGAGCAGAGAGGAACGGCGCGCCTCCGAAACAAGTCCGCCGAAAAGAAGGCCAAGAACCGCCCCGGCCAGCCCCGCGCACAAACCCACCAAAGCCACCAAGCGCACACCGCCGAGGCCTACCAGAAAGTGGCCCCCGACGACAAACACACAGAAACAGAACCCAGACTAGAAATAGCCCTGCCAAAACCGGAAGCCGAAGCCTTCCAAGAGCACACACAAACAGATCAACATCAGAAAACCCAGACACAGCAAGACGAACCACCGAGCACGATTCAAGAAATACAGCAGCGGAGCGGCCGCAAGCATCACAACGCCGACGGCGATAAAAACCCCCACCACCAGGACTCCGAGAGAAGACACCAAACCGACAACCGCAAGCACACTACAAAGGCAAAACACACAATCAAGAACCACCAACCGCGCCACGACCAGCCAAAACAACCACCGAAAGCCATTCCCAACCGGCACGGAAACAAGCCCAGCAAGCCCCCCGGGCAAGACCACCCGCCCCGTGAACAGGAGAAACAACCCCACCAACAAGAGGAGCATGGCACCACCGCAAAATCCGAAGCCTGACACGCGGAAAAGCGGGCCCGCCAACACCACCAACCAGCAAATCGAGAAAAGCAGCAACAAGCACAGCATAAGCCCCAGCAAAAGGACAACAAAGCAACCACAAGTGCGCTGATCCCCAAGCACCCGGCCAGCAAGAAGCACAACGAAGACCAGACTCACGAGGCAAAAAACGAGCCAGACCACGATCAACCACAAGAATCCCATCCACGCACGGCAAGCAGCAATCCACCCAAGCATCAACGACATGCAAACGGAAAGACCAAACCAACAAAACGATCAACGCGCAGCGCCGAGAAAGAACACCCAGACGCACGACAACAAAACCCCACAAAAAGAACCGCGGAAGTGCAGCAAAACCGAAGAAAGGGCGCAACAAGAGAAGAGGCGCGGACGAGCCAAAAGCAAAGTCAAAAAGCAAAGCAACGCAGAACGCAGAGGCCCGGCAAATTAACCGTCAGGCAAAAAGGAAAAGTCACTCCCTGTTTGACTGGCGGATGAGAAAACCGCCTTTGATTTTACTTGGCTTTTTCGTCTAATTCCCGCACCTGATTGTCGGTGCGGGGAATAGCGTTCTCAATTTGGTCTACTATACGGCGTGATGAGCGAATGCCAAGTGCTTTTCTGTCCGCACCTTTTGTATAGATTTCAGCCTGTTTTACGTTGGTCCAGCCGAATTGAGCCATCAACTCCCAAGCCTGGGCGCCGCCATCGGCCGACAGTGTTGCTGCCAGCTTCCGCACGCCATGGGCGCTCAGTTCCTTGTCGATGCCGGCTTCATCGCATTGCTTGCGAAACCAGCTTTGGAAGCCCTTGGCTTTGTATGGGTTGCGGGCTTTTCCCCATGATAGGAAATGAAAGTCGCCGGTTTCGGTGGCGTGAATGATCGCGAGAAGCGATTGCGGAAACTCGACCGTGATCCATGCCTTGGTTTTTTTGGTCTGCATGGCGAACACGTTTCCGCGCAAATGCTGCCGTCCGGCGAGAACAATATCCGACCGGCGTAAGCCAGAATGGATCAGGAGTTCGATCGCCAGGCGCGGCTTTGTGCCGATAGGATAATGGCCGATGAACTTCGCATAGTCCTCGATCGTCCACGGCTTGAACCCCTCGGTGTCCGCGCGGTTGAACTTAATTCCGATGGTCGGATCTTCCTTGACGTGATTATTGTCCTTTGCCCACTCGAACAGCCCGCGCATTGCTTTGAGGAAATTGTTGGCAGCGAAGGGCGTTTCCTGCCGATCGTCCATGGCCTGATTGATGGCGGCCCGGTCAATAAACTGGAATTGAACATTCTTCGACTGCTCGATCACCTTGGTGAAGATGCCGTCACGATCACCTCGGGTGGATTCGGTGAGTTTTCCCCACGCGCGGCTTTCCTTGTATCGCTCAATCAACCAGCGAATGCTCTGGGTGTGCGTTTCCGGCTTGGATGGTGCGATAGAAGGTCTGCCCGACAATGCAAGTTTGTAGGCTTCCTTGAACTCGATCGAGTCCGGATCACCGGGAAGGCGGATGCGCGGTCCCTTGAACAGGCGAAAATAGAACACGATCTTGTCGTGCCTGGTCCGTTCCTTGGTGACGTGAAGCGGGAGCTTGCGGGGCATATCCTCCATTACAGGCGAAAGGCCGGTCGTTTAGCAACCGGCTCCTCTCTGTGGACAACGGGGATAGTGGGCACAATCGATAAGGAACCGTCGGGCTTGAGTTCGATCTGAACACCCTCGTCTTTGGCGATGATCGCAGCATTGCGAATTTGGGCTCGGGTGAAGCGGAGTTTTTCTGTCATCCCTGCTTCTCTCCAATGAGTTCGTTGTGGTCGGTCACGATACGCACCTCACAAATATCGCCAGCACGACAAGGCCGACGACAACGAGCGGCCCGGCGATAAACGTGAAGTCGGCAAGCCAACCTTTGAAACGTTGCCCGTACATCATGGTTCGATCCTTTCGAATAAACGGCGAGGCGGCAGGGATTTGGTGTGAGCCGGCTTGGTCTTGACGACCTTCGCGAAACCGGCGGATTTGACCGAGCCCTTCGGCCGAGTGACGCCAGTGTGCTTCGCGCGCACCTTGGCGACCTTGGCCCTCTCCTTGACGTCCAGCGCTGTCTTGCCGAGGTGACAATGAGAATGCGCCGGCGCGAGATTGCTCTCGGCATTCTTCCCGCCATTGATCAGGGCTACGACGTGATCGGCTTGCCACGTCTCGCCCGTCTTGATCTGCAGCTTGCAGAGATGGCAGACGCCTTTGTGCCGGTCATAGATGCGCTGGCGCACGCGTGGCGGGGCTTTCGTGTCATCGGTCTTGCCCGTCCACTCGTCGACTTGGCGGGCCATCACGCCACTTCCATCAGGTCGCATTCGTCCCAATCACGTGCGTGAGCCTCAAGCCGAGCCATCTCCTCAGCTTCGTAAATCGCGTCCTCTTCCTCTGGGGTGATGTCGTAATATCCGCTGTCGATAAGGTAGCGCTGGTACTGATAGTTCATCCCGCCACCTCGTCGATGTTCTGCTCGAGGACATCAAAGGAAACAGCGACAACCCATGGGTTTGCTTCCCATGATCCCGCGCCGTTGATGTTCTCCCATATTTTGCGGTACTTCCGTTGGGGCCATCCCCAATCACCGCGTTCAGGGAATACAATGCGCTCGACACCCTCGGCGAGGGCGTCCGCCTCACTGCAGTCCTGCAGGCGCTCCACGCGAACATCGGTGACGAGTAGTGTCAGGCGTGAAGCCCAACGCGGCATATGCATGGCTTGGCGGGGTTTGCCATGAAGCACATCACCACCGTCCGCTATGTAATCGACCGCAGTCCCGACTTTCAGTTGGCTCGGCGGGAGATGGTCGGACGTCGACCAGGTGCGCCAATGCTCGCGAACATAGAGCCGGTCGCCAATGGCGAACCGCAATTCGCTCGAGCGCCATGAGGAGTTACCGGGATCGAGCACATAAGCATCCGTCCACGATCCATCGAACAGGCTTGCGTGACCGCGCTGCTTGATCACCCGCCGCGTTTGTGTCTTGCGGCCAGCGAGCAACGCCTGGACCATGGTTGCACTGAAAAGGATAGGGCGATCAGCCATCAGTCAACTCCCACTTCTCAGCGGAAAGAACACGATCGAGATGCTTGGCTAGGACACGTTCACAAGTGGCAACCTCTTGTTTCAGGCGGGAAAGGGTTGCGTCGTAACGCTCCGCGAGCTCGCGCGACCGCCTGACTTCATAGGGTGCGTGGAGCGGAACGGATGTCATGCGGCCTCGCTTCGCGCCGTGGCGCCGTGCTCAACCCCGAGAAGGTCGTCGATGAAGTTCAGAACGGCTTCTTTGGATTTCTGGAATTCTGCTGCGCCCATTGCCCGAACGGACTGGCTCTTCGCTGTCATGACGTGAACAACGCAGTTGAGTGGAACAACCACAGAATAATCGTCCATAGGCCGGATGAAGGCTGCTACCCGTTCAGCTTCGGCCTTGGATGCACAGACTATGGAGCGCTCATCGCGATAACCGGTCCGGATCAGCGCTTTCTTCCGCAGATGCTCAACGGTCGGGTATTCGCCGAGCATGGAATCGTCGAGGTTGTCAAAGCCGTTCTTGATCGAGGCGAAATAGTGCCGGTGAGAGTTGTCGGAACGGTCGTGATGCTCAATCAGATTGTATAGTTCACCGACAACATAGTGTTTGTCGGCGGCGCGAGCGTGGAATGAAGTCGCCGGTTTGAATATTCCATCGCCCTCGTACTGAAACAGAATCGGCAAGGTTTGCACGGTCCAATCCTCCCGTTGTTAGCCGGCCATCAGGTTTTGGACGGCAGCCGGCTGGTCCAAGAGATTGGCAGGCTTCCGCTTGGAGACAGCTTCGATTAGCCTCTTGAGTTCCAGCGCGTCGGTAGGCGATTTCGCCCAGAATGTGCGCAATGGATCGCGATTGGCGTCGGCCCATTTTGCCACGGTCAACGGGTCGCTTTCATTGATGAATTGCTCGGCGCGATCGAAGAATTTGCCGACAGGCACATTTTCCAGTGCCCACCCATCGCCCCAGGTGACAGTGATGGCGTCGTTGCCAGCGATCAGCTTGAGCCGGTTTTCCTCGCGCTCATGTTCGGCGATTTCGGATGCTGTCAAATCAAGCATCTTAGCCCGGTCGAGCTCGGCCTCGTCGTAAAGTCCGGTGAACTGCTCAGGCCAGCCGGCTCGTAGCGCCTGCATCTCTGCGCATTTCGCAATCATCAAGCGAGGCATCTTGCACCAGTTACCGCTGTCATCCAGCGATGGGGCAGCGCCATCCTTCAGCACCTTCATCTTCTTGGGCTTGCCATTGTCCCAAGTATCGCCCGTCTCAACGTAACTGTACTGGCTCGGAACGAATGAGATCGGGGCGAATTCCTCCCAAAATGCCTGTCCCGCCACTTCAAACCACTCTGCGGTTTTCGGGTCCTGCTTCCACAGATAGACGGTGGCGGATACTATTCCCTGAGGATTGGTTGGCCCTTTAAGGCCCGGATCGGTCTCGTACGTGGGCGTCTTGCTTGCCGGACGATAATCGCCGCATCGCTGCGCAATGACGCGCTGCCCATCGCGGCTGATGATGATGGTCATCTTTCGCTTGTTCGCGTTATCCTTTGAGAAGATCATTGGAATGATCTGTCCGAGAAACGGATCAAGGCCCTTCGCGCGCGCGACCTCGATGAAAAGGTTGAATTCCGCTGTGTTGCAGTCCTTCGCGACCGTGCTCTGAATCAGTGCAATCTGCTTGCTGGAATGGGTATACTGAGAAACCGCGTTCATTATTTCCTCCTGATGAAAATGGAGACAGAACCGTTGTCGAGGTGGGCGCCTGGAATTTCTTCCTTGGCCTCCAGCGCTTCCTTGAGCGCTTTTTTGTCGAGCTTTGGTTCGACCTTGGGGATGGTCCAATAGGCGGCTGGAATGTCCGCCTCGTTGTCGATGACGATGTTGGGTTTGCGCTTGGTGAGAAAGATCGTCGCCGTTGGCAGCGTGAACTTTTCCTGTTCCGTGATGATCATCGCCTGCTCCATCGCAGCGCGACGGCGTTCGATGCGTTGCTCTGCTGCCTTACGCCGCTCAGCGAGCGTTTCTTCCTTGGCCTTGATGCCAACAATCAGGATGTCATCCTCGTCATTGGCGTCCATTGCAGCGGCGATTGCTTCGAGCAACGAAGTCTCGCCTTCGATTGCCGTCTCAACGATGTCCTGGTCATCGGCATCGCCACTCTCTCGGAGACTGGCGAGAAGCCGTTTTGCCGCTTCGGCCTGGCGGTGCACACTGTGCGACGCGTCGCTCATGCGAGTTCCTTCCGTTCGAAGAGATTGTGATAGGTGCGCTTCAAGGCGCGCCGAACAGCGTCGTTCGGCTCTTTGAGCAGGCGATCCTCAATGTGCTGCAGAGCTTCCTCTCGGGAGAGGCGTTCTATGCACGCCAGTTCGGCAGCGATGCAGATTTGTTCTCCGGTCATTGATCGACCTCGGCGCGGGCCGAATAAAACTTCTGCGGGGTGCTTCCAATGGTGCCGAGAACGACGACGGTGAAGCCCAAAAGGGAGACGATTGCGACAAGCAAACTTTGCATCTGGATCACTCCTCGGTCAGATCATTGTTGAAATCGTCATCGAACTCTTCGACCTCTATGGGGTCGTCCTGTTCCCACCACTCGTCGATCTCTGTCTTGACTTCCTCGACGGTCCTGCCGTGGAAGCAGCGGTCATCTTCGGGGCCATCGTACTGTTGCTGAATTCCAAGAAAGCCGTAGGCCGGAGCAGCAAGCGGATGCTCGATGGTGAAGTCGCGATAGCGCATCACATCCCCCTCGACTTGAAGCCGTTGCAAATAATGTGCGTTTCACGGGCGAGCAGCTCTTCGACATCACGCATGTGCCCAAGCTTGGAATACTCGACGACGATCTGCTCGGCGGCTCCACGGTTCAGCGGGATCAGAGCTTCAAGCTGCTGAAAGATGGTCCAGACCGGCAGAGGCAGTTGGACCAAGGCGATTGCCGTGTTCAGGTCGCCGGTAAGATTGGCGGTATCAGTGAGCCGCGCTGACGCAGTGTTGCTGTAGTTCGTACGAACCCAGAATGCCGCCATCCCATTCACCGCCGCTTCGCAAGCGTAATGCTTGGAATTGGTGTCCTGGAACTGTCGAAGAGCGTCGCCCAGGCTTTCGATAATGAAGCCGGTTTCGGCTGCGATCTGCGCTGGCGTTTTGAATTCCTGGTTGATGATGTTCATTGCATCCATCCGTGACTGAATGGATCATTTGTAGCGCATATCGCTACACACTGTCAATCTTGATGTAGCGATATTAGAAACAAATTTGCGATTATCTGGAAAGTCCGATATGTAGGAATGGCAGTCGACGGAGGCGTTGCTTGCCAGCATAGAGCAGGGTGAGGGACGGAACCCCTCATTTTCCAAGGAGTGAGAATGTGTTGGTTTTGTCTGAAGTGTCAGTCGACGTCAGCAGACATTCACCCGACATTAACGCGAAACAAATTATTCACTATGTTCGAGACGCAGGAGATTCGTTATGGCTGAGACATCAATCGAATGGACTGACGCGACCTGGAACCCGGTTGCGGGGTGCACAATTCTTACAGCAGGTTGCACCAATTGCTACGCGATGCGGATGGCGGCCAGGCTCGAAGCTATGGGCACGGAAAAGTACCAGGGTCTGACACGGAAGACAGGTGGCAGGGCAAAATGGACCGGGAAGGTGATCACGGATTCGAAGTCACTTTCGATTCCAGCAACATGGTCGAAGCCGCGCCGAGTGTTCGTTAACTCGATGTCTGATCTCTTTCACGTTGATGTGTCCCCGGATTTCATACGAAGCGTCTGGACGGTGATGGAAGCGACACCTCGCCATACCTACCAGATTTTGACCAAGCGTCCGGAAGTCATGGCGCAAGTTTTGAACCGCGGCGATTTCCCTGTACTCCCAAATGTCTGGCTCGGCACCAGCGTGGAGGACAGTCGTGTCCTCGATCGATTGGATAACCTCCGTAAAGTCCCGGCTGCTGTTCGCTTTGTTTCGTTCGAGCCATTGATAGGTTCGGTGGCCGACGCAAATATCGCCGATATTCACTGGGCGATTGTCGGCGGAGAATCAGGAGCGTCCGCGCGCCAGATGGACCCTCAATGGGTAGATGAAATCGAAACCATGTGTCGTCGTAGCGGCGCGGCCTTCTTCTTCAAGCAGTGGGGTGGTCGCAACAAAAAAACGACTGGGCGCATCCTGAACGGCCGCACATACGACGAAATGCCGGCAGCGATTATCTAAAGGTCGAGCAACCGCTGGCCATCTTTCGGAGAAATCGTCTTCCAGAATTTAAGAGCCAGTTGATGCCGAGCCGCTAACAGCAACCAATACAGCCTTTGTCCGCGGCTTCCTTTGATTAAGCGAACGTCTTCGGAGGCCGATATGCCCCTCTTGCTGACAAGCTCGCGCCAATAAGTAAGTAGATCCTCGCGCGTTCTCGCCCTTGAACGTACTTGCAACGCCTCCCTCCATCCTGGGGCGAACGCATCGAAAGCTGAGTCAGTGCTCGTAAGATGGAGGTCTAAATTTCGCTGGAGATCCATAGTGCTGATGTGAACGAGCACATCGATGCGCTTGATGAGGGCAAGGGTCTTGATAATCTTAAAATCGAGGGCCTCAAGGCTGTAGGGATCCAAAAAAGCGAAGTTTAAGCCATACTGCGGCGCCTTCTGGCGAGCCCAGAACGCTGTTTCTTTTGCGAGACCGCATTTCGCCACGACTGGCGCGTTAAGTTTTATCAGACGGGTTTCGCAGGCCGTTAGTCTGTCCTGATCAGCATCTGCGATGATGACGCGGGTAAAAGGCGCATTGCAGGCAACCGATCGGTTCCAGGCGGCAACCGGACCAGCATCGATCCATTCCTTTGTCTCTTTTATGAAACTGCGCCCGGGTCCGCAGAACAGGTCAATGAAAGCTGCGCCACCAGTGTTGTCCGGCGGGAGGTATCTTTTCCGGGGTGCCGATGAAATGTGGACATATTGGCAGAGGAGGTCGACCTTCTCTTTGGCCCACGCCCCGACAACTTCGGCCGGCAAACCATCGTCGCCATCGACCAGCTCACCCAATATTCACTCCATGTCTGGCACTAAGCCAGATTGAAACAGCACTACGGGCGGTCCGTATTCCCCTACGTCAGGTTCAGCATCTCGCGCCCAGGCCAACACGCCGATGTGCTTGCCAGCCAACTCGCTGGCGCTGCGCATGGCGCGATCTTCGCTGTCGAATTGCATGGCCTCAAATGCCGGTACGATGTCGCCCTCGTTGGAGCGATCAAAGGCCATGACAACTACGAGGCGAACGGGGTCCATTACGCCCCCGAAAATGTCAAAGCTTCTAATGTCAGCCTTTTCCGAACATCATCTTTCTGCTGCTGCACCATGCTTGGGATAAGGAAGGCGTCAATAAGCACCCAAACAAATCCGACTAAGATGAAGTACGAGAATATCTGAAGAATAGCCGATCCGGGCCGCCCCAGATAAAATCGATGTGCTGAAAAAAACCAAAGGAAAAACCATAGTAGATACGCGGCACCGACTGACTTTGCGTCGTTCGTAACCCGCTGCTCGATGAGCATTTTGTCTTGTGTAGAAAGTCCCATTTCAACCCCGTTTATCTTGGCCTAATCCAATCAATAGGCGCCGCCCACTCCACTATCTGATCGACCATGTCAGCGTATTGACCGTTGATGCTTGTAAGCGTCCACCGGCTAGCGTCCATTCCTGGACGAACGATCTTTACAAAGATCCGCCCATCCGCTAGCTGCACTACAGCCCTTTTGTTGACAAGTTCCGAAGGGGGCAGAAGCTTTGAATAATAAAGTAATGTGCCCTCTTCATACGCAGGAAACATTGAGTCTCCAGAGACTTGAACTGCTACTGTCCCATGACGGGCATCCGCGGGCGCTTCAACCGTATCATCCCCGCCATCATCTATGGCGAAGACTGCAGCTCCAGCTCCTACTTTGCCTTTTAGTGGAACGTGAAGTTCTTTCGGTGCGGTAGTCCCCGTGATGGCCTCGATTGCCAATAACTCCTCGCCAGATATGGTGCGAGTTCCTTTCAGCATCTTGTTTACGGCTGCGCGATCGATTGAACGGGTGAGCCGCTCCGTCAGCAATCTAGAAAGCTCCGATTGCGAGACGCCCGACTCGTCCAGGGCAGTTTGTAGCCATTCTGACAACATACGGAATGCATAGCTGTTCGTCACAATTCTGTCTTTTTCCATATTCGCTACATATTGACTTGCATTTGTTGCTATATTCGCTACATTCCGTGCCATGGAACCAGCTCGCACTATCATCAAAAACCTCGGTGGTCCCTCAGTTGTCGCTTCGATCGCTGGGGTTCATCGAACGCGTGTTTCGAATTGGATGCGATCCAAAGACTCGGGCGGTACCGGCGGAACCATTCCCTTCAAACATGTGCCGGCCCTTCTCGCAGCTGCTCATGACCTGGGGCTTAAGCTATCGGCTGACGACTTTCTTCCTATTGAGGAGAATGCGGCATGAGCGCTGACGCCGAGATCAAACAATTCATTGATCGCATTCTCCGCCTCAAGGAAGAACAGGACACGCTCGGCGAAGACATCCGCGAGGTTTATGCTGAGGCAAAGGGCCGGGGCTATGACAAGACCGTTCTGGGGAATGTCGTCGCACATCTGCGAAAGGTCGAGAAGGTCGGCCGTGACACCCTGCACGAGCGCGAGGCGATCTTCGATCTCTATCTTACGGCTTACGAGACCGGTGGTCGGGCGCCCGCGTCTGCGCGTGCACGAGAAAACATTGAAGAATTTCCAGTCAGCGCGAAGCTCGCTGCCAGTGTTGCAAGCGCAGTTCAGACCGAAACAGGCCGCAAGGCTCTCATCGCTGCCGTCGATATTATGATCGAGCGTGAAGCCGCTGAACACATTGATCCGGAGACGGGCGCGATCACAGCTTCCCACGGCAAGGCGCCCGATGGGATGGACCCCAGCCGCGAACTTATCGCGGCCAACATGGAGCAGGGCGATGTAGACAGCAGCGCGTCGCGCGCCAGCAGCGCCGTGGAAGTCGGCGCAACCAATTTCACCCCTGACCCGTCCTCCTTGGTGGTTGCCGACGGCCAACCAGAAAGCTCGGAACCGGGCAGCGCAAAAAGCGATGGTTCCGCCATCGTCGGTCAGGGCCGCGAAAGCGGGAATACCATAACCGGGTGCAATTCCGAGCAAGCCGTCGCCAATTTTGAGCCACCGTCGTTTCTGAAGGACCAGACGAAGTCGATCCGCGACTACCGTCCTCATTGCCAAAAGCCTGAGGCTTGCGGTGCGTCTGGGCTGAGACATTGCTACTCCTGTTCGAAGCTGATCGCGGTTGAAGGCGAGGTCGCATGACGACCGAGCAGATGATCTCCGACTGGACGGACCGCAATGGCGGGCCACGCAGGTTCTCGCGGGGTGAAAGCACCGACTTTCTTGCGATCCGATCGAATCTTGAAAAGCACGGCTACAAGCTGAGCGGACACCGTTACGAATACATCGTTTCAAAAAACGGGATGTCTCGCCGAAAATTCGATTGGCACGGATTGCTGCGTTTTATTGACGATCTGCGCGTGGCCGACGGCCTTCCGGCTATCCTGGCGAGGCTTGCATAATGGACCGCGCTTCATTTGATTTGCTTTTCCGCCCTGAAATTCTCATTGGCGTGTCCGACAAAACTGACGCCGTTCTTGCGCATGCGCGCTCGGACGGCCAGCCTGTTAATAGGATTGTTCGCGCTCTTAACACCTCCCGGAGCTGCGGACATGCTGACGGGAGAAGCCGCGGCGTTGGCTTCTCCCGTCTTTTTTCTCGTTTTTCGTGCGCTGGACAGTACGCCTTCTACGAGAAACCCAATCCTTTTTTCCGACGAGTCATCAACCTCGTGATCCCCATCGCTCTGGTTGTTGGCCCCATCATTTACGTGCTTCGTCGCTGTCTCCGTTTTGTTCAGTGGCTCGCTCATGTGGTCAACCATATGAGCGGAGTCGCCCAGATTGTCGGAAACATCTCCCAAGCCCGTGGAAATCTCACCCAAGTTTTCGGAAGGACCAGCCATGTCTGACGCTGATCTGGCCGCCAACTTACTCGACGACGTGATCGGCCATCGCGGTGTACGCGAACCGGTCAAGAGCATGTTGGACCGTGCGTATCGTGCTTTGAGTACCCGGAACAGAGAATGGACGCGCCGCCGTGTCCGCTCGATTTTCAACAAAGAAACTACACGGATCGACCATCGCGAGATCGAAGAGATGCGCGCAGTCATTCGAGCGAAGGAATCCCATGCAGCATTCAAATCCGAGACCGCCCGTATTGCTGCGATGGCTGTCAACTCAGCGTCGGCTACGGATCGCGGCGAAGCTTCGCGATAAAGCGGCTTCGCTGGCTGAATGGATCGCGCCGGAGATCAAGGAGGTAGATAAGTGAACGATAACCGTGCGCCTTTGACTGCCAAAGAAATTGTCGGGCTTGTGGTAGCATCGGCTCTCCTTGCCTTGCTCGTCCTGCTTCCATACTTCGCGCTCGAGGTGCGCCTATGAACGCGCCTTCCGCACGCGGTCTGTTTCGCGCCACTGGCAAGAAGTCAAAACCGGTCGTTCAGCGCAACCTCGACGGCTCGTATGAGAAGGTAGAGCACCTCGAGAGGGAGCCAGACGAATTCTATCCAACGCCTCCGGAGCCGACGCGCGCCTTACTAGCGGCTGAGATCGGCAGGCTGAGGCAGTTCCGTATGATTTGGGAACCAGCCGCGGGGGATGGCGCCATGGTTCGCGAAATGGAAGCGGTCGGCCTCGACGTCAATGCGTCTGATCTCGTCGATCGCGGAATCGGCGCGGTAATCCGGGATTTCTACGACTATACCGAAGCGACATCCCCATCCTACGCCATCGTCACGAATCCCCCTTTCGCTGAATGCGGCTGGGGCAACGGTAAGGCTCGCTGGCTGAAGCATGCCCTCGACGTCCTCAACGTCGAATACATGGCGCTGCTGATGAATTGGGGTTGGCCGGGTGCCGGTGGTCTCAAGCATTTTTGGGCGCAACATCCGCCGGCGCGCGTCTACCTGATGCGCTGGAAGATCGATTTCACTGGGCAGGGCGCTCCGCCGATGCTCAACGCTTGGTTCGTTTGGGACAATCTGCATCAAGGCGAGACCGTTCTCCGCATGCTCGACCGCCATTCCGACGCCCGCCAGTCGAACCTTTTCGCGGAGGCTGCCGAATGAGCAGGATTCCCAATCATGAGATGGCCGACGAGCTCAACAAGCTCGTCATCGGAAAGGCAACCTGGCTTCAGGATTTTTCCGAGGGGCGGCGCAAGCGTCCAGAGCACGAGATAGAAACTCGCTGGCGGGAGCTGGCTGTATTGAAGCAAGCGGTGTCCGATTATTCCGCTGCCGCTGACCGCGATGGAGGTGCGGCGTGAGAATGACCGCTGCCGAATTCCGCGCGATGTCGCAGGCAAAGCCAACCAAATATGGCAACGAACCCGTTTGGATTGATGGCATCCGCTTTGAAAGCAAGGCGGAGGGTAAGCGCTATTGCGAACTGAAGCTGTTGCAGGCGGCTGGCGAGATCACCGAGCTCGAATTGCAGCCGCGATTCAAGCTGACCGTGAATGGCATAGAGGTCTGCACCTATATCGGCGACTTCCGCTATTGGCACAACCATTCCAAGAAACGTGTTTGCGAGGATGTGAAAGGGGTTTCCACTCCCGCGTTCCGTCTGAAGGCAAAGCTGTTTCGGGCCGTCTTTGGGTACGACATCGTTCTGGTGAAGTCATGAGGAGCGCGGCGGTTCGGCTCACCCAGATCGACGGAAAACTACCGAACCTTGCACTGATGAAACTTGCTCATTGGCATAAGTCTCTGGGCGATGACGTGGTTTTCACCAAGCATGTCGAGCGCGGCCTATACGAGCCTGAGTACAAGACAGTTTATGGCTCAGCGATATTCTCCTACAGCGCAGATCGTGTTGCCGTCTTCAAGGAACAGTTTCCGAATGCGATCGTGGGCGGAACCTGGAACCTTTCCAACCTGTCAACCGTCGAACAGATGATCGGGCAGGAAGAATACGAGCATTACGACTATTCGATCTATGCGGCGTTTGACGCCTCTATAGGCTTCACACAGCGCGGCTGCCGGCTGAAATGCGGGTTCTGCGTCGTACCGAAAAAAGAGGGCAAGCCGCGATCGGTCAACACGATCTATGAAATCTGGCGCGGCGGCACATATCCGAAGCACTTGCATCTGCTTGACAACGACTTCTTCGGTCAACCCGAGGATCAATGGCGGGCCCGGCTCAATGAGATATTGGACGGCGGTTTCAAGGTCTGTCTGAACCAAGGGATAAACATCCGTCTGATCACAGAGGCAGCCGCTAGAGCGATCGCACAGGTTCCCTACTACGATGACAGCTTTAGGGCCCGTCGCCTCTACACGGCCTGGGACAACCTGAAGGATGAGAAGATATTCATGCGCGGCGTCGAGCGTCTCGATGGTGCCGGTGTGCCTCCATCACACCTCTTGGTCTACATGCTGGTCGGATTCGACGAAAGCGAAACGTGGGAGAGATTGTTCTATCGCTTCAACAAGATGGTGTCGCTCGGTATCCGCCCATATCCAATGATCTTCGGCAGCCGTGCAAAGACCTTGCCACTGGGCGGCATGAACGCTGCGATCGCAGGACGCACGCTTGGCGAGTTCCAACGATGGGTAATCCGCAAAGCCTATCGGTTCGTTCCCTTCGAAGAGTATGACGTGAATGCCAGAGGTCGCCTAACCATCGGTCAAGGCAATCTATTCGAGGTAGCGGCATGAGTAAGAATCCTTGGATACGGTTCTTTCCCTCGGATTGGCTCGCTGGAACGCGCGGGATGAGCGCTGTCGAGACAGGCGTTTATATCACTTTGATCATGTCCATGTACGAGCGAGGTGAGCCAATCCCCGAGGATCACGCCCGATTGGCAAGGCTCTGCGGAGCGTCAAATTCAGCTTTCAAATCCGCTCTTGAGACCCTCGTTTCCGAAGGAAAGATCGTCCGCGTCGTGAATGGTCTGTGGAACGAACGTGTCGAAAAAGAGCAAGTCTACCTTTCGGAAAAATCAGAGGTAGGATTTCAGGCCGCAAATGCCCGATGGAAGAAAAGTAAACAAAAACAAAGGCCATCCGATGCAGATGCAATGCGTTCGCAATGCGATGGCAATGCCATTCCAGAAGCCAGAAGCCATATAGAAAAACCTACCAGTTTTTCTGAGCGCGCAAGCGCGCGAAAACCGAATGGATTTGTCCATGTTCGGAAATCAACAGACGCAGCACGTTCACTGATCCAGGAGCTCAAGGAAAATGAACAATTCGGAGAAGATCGAGGCGACAAAGTCATTGACCAAACTGTTCGGGAGTTTCCCGCAATCGCCCATGTCCGATCCTGACTTGCAACTCCGCGCCTACCTCGATGCGGTCGAGGACTTCGAATGTGTCGACGTGCTGGCAGCGGTCGAGAGATTCCGTCAAGGCGAGGTCAAGGAGGTCAACAAGGCCTATTGCCCCTCCACGGCGCAGCTTTGCGATGAGGTTCGGTACCGCAAGCAGATGCGGGAAATCATGGCTCGCGCCGGCGTCAAGCCAGGCCAGCTAATTATCCAGTAGGAGTGCGTGAAATGGTGGATGAAACAGCAGAACAAATTCCCGATCGTCGCTATCGAGGCATGAACCCGAAATTTGTTAAGCAGGTTTGGGAGAAACGCCGCAAGCAGGAAACGGCAGAGCATCGGCGCGCCGCCCGAGACGCGGCTCAATTGGCCAAGCAACAAAGCCGACGCGCGACCACGCTGAGGCTTGCCCAGGAGTGGGAGATCGCGCAGCAAGAGGAACTGTTTCGCGCGCAATTTCTGGAGAACATCGGGCAGCTTCGCTTAAGCCACCTGGTCGACAAATACAAATCGGCCGCGGCGATTGTTGGTGCAATGGAGGTGCGATATCGCGCAGCCGAAATCATTCAACATCACGTGCGTCGGTCGCCATTCTCTTACTCGGAGGTGATGAGCGATGCTCGAGCGCGAGCGGTGGTAGCCGTGCGGCAGGCTGCCATGGCCGATATCCACGTTTTGTGTCCGCATTTCTCGTTGACCCAGATCGGCAAGCTCTTCGGCGGACGTGATCATACGACAGTTCTTCACGCATTGAAGAAGATGGGCGTCTGGCGCGGCAACCGAGAACAGCCCGAAGCTTAATTTTTAAGGGGAGGCGACGCCCCGATTTCAAGGACAGGTAATGAAGGCGGCAATTGATACGGACAAACATTGGTATGTCGTTCGCACGACCGTGAAGGGCGAGGAAAAGGCGTGCGTAAATATCCGCAAGGCCGGGTTCGATACGTACTTTCCCCGGCGCCGTGTGGAGGTTCAGCACCGCCGGACCAAAACTTATGTGGTAAAGGAACAGCCCCTGATGCCACGATATCTGTTCGTGGGATTCGCGCCGCGCAACGTCAATTTCTATGCTGTGCGAGAGAGCGACGGCGTGGAGTGCATCCTCGGCGTCGACGGTCGACCGATCTTGATCCCGTCAAAAGATGTCGAGAAAATCTTCCTTGCCGAAGTCGATTTGAAATTCGACGACACCAAGGCGGCGCGCATTCACCGCAAGGAGGAAGCAAAGACAGAAAAGGAAACCACCCTGATGCGGTATCCCGCCGGCGCAAGTGTATTCGTCACCGATCTCGTAAGCCCGTTCGCAACCTTCGGCGGGATTGTAGATGAGGTCACGAAGGCTGGCCGCATTATTGCTTTGATCGATTTGTTCGGGCGCTTAACGCCGGTCGAATTCGAGCCTAGGCAATTATCCCCAGTTTCGTGAAAATATCCTTTTGATAGGAACCAAATCAGTATATACGCGCAGGTGGATGATTTGATGTTCAGTGCGGACCTTTGGACAGGGAATACTCGCCGGTCAAACCCAGCCTGAGCAGATAGCTCGCGGCAAATGGATTTCTATTCTGCAAACCTTTGTCGGAGTGGAGCAGTCTGGTAGCTCGCTTGGCTCATAACCAAGAGGTCGCAGGTTCGAATCCTGCGTCCGCAACCATTATTCGTCTTCTGAAGTGTAAAGGCGCTTGGTAGCCTCTTCCGAGGCCCGCTTTTCTCGTTGGGTTAAACGCCTACGTTGCATCATGCCGAAGGCAAGGATTGCGCCGAGGACGATAGGACCGCCAAACACTAGGGCAAACCAAAGATATTCCATTCTACCGTCCTTCAGTAGCAAGATGACGATGACCACTTTTGGGTGGGCCGATCTCGGGAATGGAGGAGAGAAGGGCGGCGATCAAGACTGGAAGCGTCGTCCACAACAGATCATAGGCGGCCATGGGTCAGCGGCCTCCAAGTTCGCTCTCGATCTTCTTGCGACTGCCGCCGTGCTTCTTGATGAGCTCAAGCGCTCGGTCTCTGCTGATGTCATGTTTCGTCATCAGGTAGTCGACTTCGTAGTCCTCGCTTGCCGATACTTTGGCGCGGTCTCGATTGTCCTGCTTGGATTTGTCGTCTGACATTTGGGTTTCTCCCTGCCGTTGCTGATTGTTACTCAACAGCCGCAGGGGATTTAGGTTCCGGCCGCCTTTTAAGAGCGGCTACGCCACTAACCCGATTGCGCCGCTCATGGTGAACGGCGCTCTCTTGGGTTCCAGTTGTTGCTTACTTTTCGAGATCCTGGGCCATCATCAGATGATGTTCCAAGGCCGGCTCTGTCGTAGCGGCCCACGTTTTAAGGTCGGGATTATCGCCGCCTTCGCCGTAGCGCTTGAATAAGTCAACTGCGTCCTTGTGTGCCGAAACCTGATCGGAGTGATACTGCTTGGTGAAATCCTCACCTTGCAGACCGTTGAGCTTATCAAGCGTGCTTTTCTGCGCTGATGTCATGGCCGTCGGGATTGGGGCCTTGACCTTCCCGCTGTCAACCAATTGCTTCAGCTCCGCCGACGTCTTCTGATGGTCCGCAATCATCTGCTTGGCGAAAACCTTGGTGGGATCGTCAGCCCGTTCCGCGGCGAGCTTACTCGACTCGATTTCAAACATGTCGCTGGTGGCAGCTTCCGTGACGAAATCTTCCGTTGTGGGGGCCACCCCGATCAGAGAGTTGACGCCGGTCTTTTCAGCCGTCGTCTGGGCAAACGCCGACGTTGACATCATTAATAGAGCTGCAGTCATTACAAGCTTGTTCATCTGGGTTCTCCTTTGCACTGAGCGAACAACGCGGGGTAGAGAACACTGTTCCAAGCACACAAGCCGATGCTAGCCTTCTCAATTATGAGGACTTTCTCCGGTTTCCGGAACCAAAGTGAATACCGGCGCAAGTCGAATCTAGTGGTTCAGTCGCACGTTGAGATAATGGATGGCCATCAAGACCCTGAAACCCTCGGTTGGGACGTTGGCCCCAAGGTTGAAGCGATATGCACCAGGCAACGAAGCAGAGCGCTCTCAGTATAGGGATGACACCCAGCATTGGCGTAAGTGGTACAAGACAGCACGTTGGCAAAAGCTGCGAATGTCAGTCCTCGTACGAGACCTTTTCACCTGCCAGATGTGCGGGAAGCTGGAACCCAACACCTCTAAGTTGGTAGCCGACCACAGAATACCCCATCGAGGCAGTGAGTACCTGTTCTGGAAGGACACCAACATTCAGTGCGTGTGCAAGACGTGCCACGACAGCGAGAAACAGAAGCGTGACAGACGTCACCGCTAACCTCACAGTTGTCAGCGAGCACGAGCGAAGCGCTAATTCCTGAACAAGATAACAGCCAAGACAAAGCTCGCCAGAGCCAAGGCTGAAACGAGCAAACAGAAAGACCTAACTGAAAGGCGGTCGAGCCATAACCGTCGTTGAAAGTCCTCGAGCAAAACCCTCAACTTTGGCTTAGGATCGCCCCACTTGATACGTCTAAACTGATAGATGTTGTTTGGCATCCTCCGATGCTGCCAAACCTTCCTTAAACCGCGATGAATTGCGATGCTTGATCGATTCATTTGATGAGGCGTTCAGCCACCCGTTCTTACGGGAGACGGGGGGTAGGTAAAAGTCTGCGGGCCCTTTCCGGCCTAGACCCGCGTGCCTCGCATTCGCACAATTTTTTCCGCCACATCGAAATTTCCTGCAAAGGACCGAAATGACCGAAAAAAGCAAAGCATCTGACAAGAGAGGGCGCCCGTCGTATCGGCCTTCTCTCGCGGATCGGCAAACGGTCGAGGAGTTGAAGTTCGTGGGCGAAAGCGACAACGTGATTGCTCGCGCCCTGGGGATCGATCCTGACACCCTTCGAAAGCATTTCGCAGATGAGTTGGCTGACGGCCATGCGCAGCGCCGAAAAGAAGTAATCGGACTTCTGTTTAAGTCTGCACGCGAGGGCAACGTCGCGGCACAAAAAAAGCTCGAGGAGATGGGCAGGACTGCCGGCGCTATCGAGGCGGTCAAGGGAGGTGAAGAGCCAAAGCGGTCGAAACTCGGCAAGAAAGAAGAGCAGCAGTTGGCCGCGAAGGGCGTCGGCGGCAAGTTTGCTCCTCCTACGGCACCGAAACTGGTTGTCCATAACAAGTGATGGAGTGGAGTACTGGCTGTCTCGATTGGGAGGAGCGCATTGTTGCCCGGCAGTCCCTGATACCGTTCGAGCCGCTGTTTCCCGACGAGGCGGAAGCAGCGCTCGCGGTGTTCAAGTCGCTCAAGATTGTTGATGCGCCTGGACAGCCGACGTTTGGCGAGGCTTGCGAGGAATGGGCGTTCGACTTCGTTCGGGCTATTTTCGGAGCCTATGACCACGAAGCGGCCAAGCGGCATATTCGCGAATTCTTCCTGCTCATCAGCAAGAAGAACAGCAAGTCAACGATCGCCGCCGGAATCATGGTCACGGCGCTGATACGCAATTGGCGGCATTCCTGCGAATTGCTCATCCTCGCGCCGACGCTTGAAGTCGCGAACAACAGTTATAAGCCGGCCGCCGACATGGTGCGGGCGGATCCTGAATTGACGGACCTCCTGCACATTCAGGACAACTTTCGCCAGATCACCCACCGGTTGACCAAGGCGACTTTGAAGGTAGTCGCGGCCGACACCGATACGGTCGGCGGCAAGAAGGCAGCATTCGTCCTCGTCGACGAGCTTTGGCTGTTCGGCAAGAAGCCGAACGCCGACGCGATGCTCCGAGAAGCGACCGGCGGCCTGATCTCGAAACCCGAGGGGTTTGTAATCTACCTGTCGACGCAATCGGACGCGCCGCCGGCTGGCGTGTTCAAGGCCAAACTCGATTATTTCCGCGACGTTCGGGACGGGAAAATCCCAGATCGCAAGAGCCTCGGCGTGCTCTATGAGTTTCCGAAGGGGATGGTCGAGGCGGAGACTTACCTCGACCCTGATAATTTCTACATCACGAACCCGAATATCGAGCGCTCCGTAAGCCGGGAATGGCTCGAGGAGGAGATGGTAAAGGAACTTAACGGCGACGGCGACACAAAGCGAACGTTCCTCGCCAAGCACCTGAACGTCGAAATCGGCATGAACTTGCGGGCCAATCGTTGGCCGGGCGCCGACTTCTGGGAGGCTCGGGCGGACAAAACCATCACGCTCGAGCACATTCTTGAGATGTGCGAGGTCATCGTTCCCGGCGTCGACGGCGGGGGTCTCGACGACTTGTTCGGCCTGACACTTGTCGGGCGTCATCGCGTGACGAAAGATTGGCTCTGCTGGTCTCATGCCTGGTGCCATGTCGGCGTGCTCGATCGGCGCAAGTCTATTGCTTCAAAGCTACGGGACTTTGAGAGCGCCGGAGAGTTGACGATCGTCGACGACAAGCTCGACGACCTGTCAGAGATCGTCGATATCATTCGGGACATCAAGGACCGGAACCTCCTTGCCGCGGTGGCGGTCGATCCGGCCGGGCTCGGCGAACTGGTTGACGCTCTGGACGATATCGGCGTCAACGACGAGGCTAAGAACATCATTGGCGCACCGCAAGGTTACGCCATGATGAACGCCATCAAGACCACCGAGCGCAAGCTTACGAACGGCACGCTGCGCCATTCCGGCTCAGCGCTGATGAATTGGTGCGTTGGCAATCTCAAGATCGAGCCGACCGCAACCGCGATCCGCGCGACGAAACAGAACGCCGGTGATGCGAAGATCGACCCGGTGATGGCGTTGTTCGACGCCGTGACGGTGATGAGCCGCAATCCGGAAGTGAAGCGAGAGCCGAAGTACCAAATGCTGATGGTCGGCTAAGGAGACCCCAAAATGAACCGTGCCTATTCAATCTTGACCGTGAAAGCGGTCGAGGAAGAACGTCGTGTCATACGCGGCACTGCCACCACACCCAGCCCTGACCGGGTCGGCGACATCGTTGAACCCCTTGGCGTTGCCTTCAAGAACCCCATGCCTCTTCTTTGGCAACACAAGTCTGACAAGCCAGTCGGCTTGGTCAAATTCGACAAGCCAACCAAGGATGGCATCACATTCGAGGCGGAGCTTCCGACCATTGATGAGCCGGGCGCGCTGAAAGACCGTGTCGACGAGGCTTGGCAGTCCGTCAAAGCTGGCCTGGTCGCCGCTGTGTCAATCGGCTTCCGCGCCATCGAATACGCATTCCTCGACGATGGCGGTATCCGCTTTGTCAAATCGGAGGTTTACGAACTCTCCTTGGTGACGATCCCGGCAAACGCCGACGCCACCATTTCACTGATCAAGTCGATTGACGCCCCCGTGCTTGCCGCGACCGGCAATGAGCCCAGGGACAGTGATCGGCCTGTAAAGCCCGGCGCTTCGGGAAAAGTAGTCAAAACCATCACACCAGACCCGAAGAAAGGGAAAGCAATGAAAACCATTGCCGAACAGATCGCTTCGTTTGAAGCGACCCGCGTAGCCAAGTCGGCGCGCATGGAAGAACTGATGAATGTCGCTGCAGAAGAGGGTGTGACCCTCGATGCAGAGCAGACCGAGGAATACGATGGCCTTGAAGCAGAAGTGAAGTCGATTGACGCTCACCTCGTTCGTCTTTCGGCCCTTGAAAAGTCTAATGCGGCAAAGGCCAAGCCGGTTGAAGTCAAAGACCAGCAGTCTGGTTCCGATGCTCGCGGCGGTGCCGTACCGACTGTTGCCAAGTCCGCCCTGCCAAAGGGCACCGCATTCACCCGATATGCCATCGCTTTGGCTCGCGGTAAGGGTAACCTGATGCAGGCGGCCGAGGTTGCCAAGGCTTGGGGCGATACGCCGGAGGTCGAAACCGTTCTGAAGGCTGCTGTTGCCGCTGGCACCACGACGGATGCTGATTGGGCCAAGCCGCTCGTCGAATACCAGAACATGGCTTCCGAGTTCGTTGACTTGCTGCGTCCGCAGACCATCATCGGCCGGATTCCGGGGCTTCGTCGTGTTCCGTTCAACATCAAGATACCCCGTCAGACTGCCGGCGCTGCGGCACAGTGGGTGGGTGAAAGCAAGCCGAAGCCGGTCGGGGAACTTGCCTTCGACCAGATTACCCTTGGTTTCGCCAAGCTGGCGGGTATCGTCGTTTTGACCGATGAACTTGTCCGCTTCTCCAATCCTTCGGCTGAGGCGCTGGTACGCCAGGACCTGATCAACACGATCGTCCAGACAATGGACAGGGACTTCGTTGATCCGGCAAAGGCGGTATCGGTTGGCGTGTCGCCGGCATCGATCACCAATGGCGTAACTCCGGTCGTTGCCAGCGGTACCGATGCTGATGCGGTTCGTGCGGACGTCAAGGCGTTGTTTGCCAAGTTCCTGGCAGCCAACATGTCCATGGCCGGTGCGGTCTTTGTCATGACGGAAACGCAGGCTCTTGGTCTGGCGCTCATGCAAAATCCCCTCGGTCAGCCGGAATTCCCGGGTCTTGCTATCAACGGTACGAGCGGAGGCACGTTCTTCGGGCTTCCTGTTGTTCTTTCTGAGAACATCCCCGCTCAGGCTGAAGTTGCGGGCCCGCCTGCAATTCCTGCTGGCTCGCGCATCATCCTTGCCAAGGCAAGCGAGATCCTTCTCGCTGACGACGGTCAGGTAATGCTGGACGTTTCCCGCGAAGCCTCGCTCGAGATGGATAGTGCACCCACCAGCCCGCCGACTGCCTCGACCGTTATGGTTTCGCTGTGGCAGCACAACATGGTCGGCATTCGCGCCGAGCGCTTCATTAACTGGGCCAAGCGCCGCGCCGATGTCGTTCAGTACATCACAGGCGCCAACTACGGCGGCTGATCCAGCCATTGAAGACCGAAAGGCCGGGTTCGCTCGGCCTTTCTTCGCATTGTTCGAATGGAGGCCTCAGATGAAGCTTATTGCCACCAAGTCCATGACCTACGCCACTCGCCGCCTGCAGGCCGGTGAGCAGTTCGAAGCTGGTCCACGCGATGCCAGGCTCTTGATTGCGATCAAGAAGGCCAAGCTTGTCGATGATGAGGCCGGCACATCCGTTCCCACCATTCCTATGCCTGAACCGGTTGGCGATCTCGCTGTATTGCGCGCCGAGTACAAAGCTATTGCGGGCAAAGCTGCATTCAATGGCTGGAATGCCGAAAAACTGCGCGAGAAGATCGCCAAAGCCCAGGCAAAGGCTTGAGCCATGCGAATTCTTGGCCTCACCATAACCCGCCAGAAAGCATCGGGATCGCTATCTCCTGTCGACAATCGAGGCGGGTGGTGGGGAATTGTACGAGAGTCATTCAGCGGCGCCTGGCAGCAGAACGTCGAGGTTAAGCTCGACACCGTCCTCACCTATTCGACGGTGTTTCGCTGTATCTCGCTTATATCATCCGACATTGCCAAAATGCGCATGCGCCTTGTTCAAAAGGACGCGAACTGCATCTGGGACGAGGTCGACAATCCAGCATTCTCACCGGTGCTGCGCAAGCCGAACCGCTTTCAGAACAGGATCCAGTTCTACACATCGTGGATGGAATCCAAGCTGATCCATGGCAACACATATGTGCTCAAGGAACGCGACCTGCGCGGGATTGTTGTTGCCCTTTATGTGCTCGATCCCTGCCGCGTGAAGCCTCTGGTTGCCGAAGATGGCGCGGTTTATTACGAACTGATGCGCGACGATCTGTCTGCGCAGCACGCCAACAACGTGACGGTTCCCGCGTCCGACATCATTCACGATCGCTGGAACACGATTTATCATCCCCTCGTCGGTACGTCGCCCATCTATGCCTGCGGGCTTGCTGCTGTTCAGGGCATCCGCATTCAGAGCAACAGCGCCCAGTTCTTCGGCAACGGATCCAATCCGGGCGGTATTCTTGTCGCTCCCGGTGAGATCAGCGACGAGACTGCAAAGCGTTTGAAAGACCACTGGGACCAAAACTACAGCGGTAAGAATGTCGGCAAGGTTGCGGTTCTAGGCGATGGCCTCAAATACGAAGCCATGACCATGAAAGCCACCGATTCTCAGTTGATCGAACAGCTCAAGTGGTCGGCCGAGACAGTCTGTTCGGTGTTCGGTGTGCCCGCCTACAAGGTTGGCGTCGGCGCAGCCCCTCTCAACAACAATGTGGAAGCGCTCGATGCGCAGTACTATGCCCAGTGCCTTCAAATCCACATCGAAAGCATTGAGCTTTGCCTCGATGAAGGGCTCGGGCTCGATCGTACCAAGGAAGGCAAAACCCTCGGTACCGAGTTCGACCTGGATGACCTGCTTCGGATGGATACGGCAACTCAGATTAAGTCGCTGGCCGAGGCGGTTGGCGGATCCATCATGACGCCAAATGCTGCGCTCAAGAGGATGAATCAGCCTCAGGTCAAAGGTGGCGATACGATCTACATGCAGCAGCAAAACTATAGCCTCGAAGCGCTGAACAAGCGCGATGAAGGCGACCCGTTCGCCAAGCCCCCTCCGGCAGGAGCGCCAGCGCCAGAAAACGACAACGAAGCCGAGGCCGCCAAGGCGATGGCAGAAATTATAAAGGGGTTCGCCTAATGTTTGATGGCAAAGCATTTGGCCAAGAGGTTGTTGCGACCGTCAAAGGCTATGTCGAAAAGGCCGTAGTCACCTTCTCAGCACGAATTGAAGCATTGGAGAAGCGTGAACCGCTGAAGGGCGAGCGTGGCGTTGACGGCCAACGTGGCGCAGATGGCGAACCCGGCAAAGATGGTCGTGACGGTGTCGATGGCAAAGACGGTGCGCCGGGCCTGAATGGCAAAGACGGGGTCAACGGTGCGCCGGGCGAACCGGGCATAGATGGCCGCGACGGCAACGATGGCAAAGATGGCGCCCCAGGTAAAGACGGCAAGGACGGTGTCGCTGGCGCGCAGGGCGAACCGGGTAGGGACGGCGACCCCGGCCGTGATGGGGTCGATGGAAAAGAGGGCCCTCCGGGCATAAATGGCAAAGACGGCGTCGACGGTGCGCCAGGAGAGCCCGGCAAAGACGGACAGCCCGGCCGCGATGGCGTCGATGGTAAGGATGGTGCCCCGGGACTTAACGGTAATGACGGCGAGCGAGGTGCCGACGGCCGCAATGGAAAAGATGGCGTCGGTCTTGCCGGCGCTCTCATAGACCGTTGCGGCTCCCTAGTCGTTACCCTGACCGATGGAACCACGCGCGACCTTGGTCCGGTTGTCGGGAAAGACGGTCAATCAGGTGAAAAGGGTTTGGACGGTAAGGACGGTACCAACGGTAAAGATGGCTCCGACGGCCTTGGCTTTGACGATCTGGAAGTCGTTCACGACGGAGAGCGTGGCTTTTCTTTCAAGTTCATGCGGGGCGACCTCGTCAAGGAATTCAAGTTCGCTGTTCCGATGATGATCTATCGCGGCGTTTTCAAGGACGGGCAAACCTATGTTCGCGGCGACACCGTGACATGGGGAGGCTCACTCTGGCATTGCGATGAAGAGACGGTAGATAAGCCGGAGGTCAATAAGGCATGGACTTTGGCAGCCAAACGCGGCCGAGACGGCAAGCAGGGCGAAAAGGGCGGCGATGGTCCAAAGGGTAAGGATGGCCGGGACGGCCGGGACCTCACTCAACTTGGGCCGGACGGGAGCAAATGGTAATGGCCGATCTTGCGACGCTGGAACAGGTCAAGCAGGGACTTCGTATCGACGCGGACAATACCGACGATGACGCACTGCTCGCCTTGCTCATCAAGGCAGCCTCCGAACGCATTGCCGGCTACATCAAGTCAGATATTCCCGACCCTGTCCCGAATGCCGTGGTTGTGGCCACCATTCTGCTCGTAGGGCATTTATACCAGAACACCGACAGCAACCCCGATAAAGCATTCGATCTTGGCACGCTACCGCATCCGGTGACGGCGCTGATCTATCATCTGCGTGATCCGGCGCTCGCATGATTTCGGACGGGTTACCTTCTTCTATCGCCGGATGCATCCATAGGAGACACCCATGGCCCGCGTGAAATTCACGAAGAATTTTGATTATCGCCCGGTTCAGGGAACGACCATCGGCTATCTCGCCGGCATGGAAATGACCGTCAGGCAGGAATGCGCCGATCTCGCAATTGCCGCCGGCGCTGCCGTGACAGTCGAGAAGCCTCGCAAGGAGCCGATCGATGGCGAAAAAGCCTAATGCCGGTGATCTGTTCTATTCCGTTGCCTTCGGCAAGCGGGAAGAGGTCGAGGACGGATATGGCAACACTCGGGGCGCATTCGTCGAGGAGTTTTCGACCCGCGCCGCCTACATTCACCTTCGCGGCGGCGAGAGCGTGCTGGCGAGCCGCCTGGAGGGAAAGCACACGCAGGTCATTCGCGTTCGCTCTACCTCACAGACGAGGAAAATCACGTCAGATTGGTTCGCGCAGGACAAGCGCTCGCTGACCTACTTCGCGGTTCGAGACGTGACACCGGAATTGGACCGGCAGTTCATCGATCTTCTCTGCGAGAGTGGCGTAGCGCTCTGATGGTCAAGGCAATCGGGCAGGACAAACTTGTGCGCAAGCTCAAGCTGATGCCGAAATTCGCAAAGGAAGAAATTCGCGCTGCCTTGGCAAAGGGTGCCGACGAGATCGTATTGCTGGCGCGATCGCTTGCCCCGAAGGACAGCGGAGCTTTGGCTCGCTCGATCGGCTGGTCGTGGGGCGCGGCGCCGAAAGGCTCCATGGTTCTGGCAAAGGCGAACGCCGGCGATCTTTCACTCGTCGTTTTTGCCGGCAGCGACGAGGCCTACTATGCGCGATGGCTTGAGTTCGGGACGCAGAAAATGCAGGCGCATCCTTATTTCTTCGTTTCCTATAGGGCGCTGCGAAAGCGCACGAAATCACGTATCTCGCGCGCCACGACCAAGGCTGCCAGGAAAGTCGCCGCATCATGACATCGCCAATCCTTGAGCTACAGGGCGCCATTGTTGCGCGCCTGAAAGCTGACGCGACCGTATCGGCGCTGATCGGGCAACGCATCTATGATGCTGTTCCGGCCACGCCAACATTTCCTTATGTGAGTTTCGGCCCGGCGGATGAAATCAGCGACGACGTTGATTGTGTCACCGGCTTTGAGATCACCATGCAAATCGACTGCTGGTCGCGCTCCTCGGGTTTTCCCGAGGTGAAGCGCATCAGCGATGCCGTTCGCGCTGCCCTGATCGGTACGGATTTGACGATCGCAGACAATGCGCTCGTCTACTTCAGGCACAACATCACCCGCGTTTTCCGAGACCCTGACGGGTTAACGAGCCATGCCGCCATCAGCTTTCAGGCTTTTGCGGAACAACCCTGATTGCCATCGATAGGAGACACCAATGGCACAAGCTACGACGATTAAAGGCGGCAAAATCCGAGTCCTGCTCGGTGATGACGCGACCCCGATTGTCTACTCCGCACCTTGCGGCCTGACGCAGCGCTCGATCACGCTGACCAAGAACCTCGAAGAGGTGCAGATCCCAGACTGCACCGATCCTGACAAGGTTGACTGGCTGGGCCGCGATGCAACGAGCCTTTCAATGAGCGTCACTGGCGAGGGCGTGCTGGCTTCAGAAAGCGTTGACACCTGGCTTGAAGCCTTCGACAGCATCGAATCCGTTCCGGTAAAGGTCGAGTGGGAGTTTCCCGCAAAAACGATCATCTGGACCGGCAAGATGCATATTGAGAGCGTCGAAGTCGGGGCGAACAACGGCCAGCGGGCGACGATCAATGTGTCCCTGCAGTCCGATGGCGAAATGGTTCGGGCAACCGCTCCATGAGCCGTGACGCATCGATCGAACTCGATTTCGGCGATGATACCTACACCTTTCGCCTCGCTTGGGGCGAATTGGTGAAGGTGCAAGAGGCCTGCAACGCCGGGCCCTATGTCGTGCTCCAGCGTCTTTATTCGCAGACATGGGAGATGAACGACATTCGCGAAGTGATCCGCTGGGGTCTCATCGGTGGCGGGCTGGAGCCGGTCAAGGCGCTCAAACTCGTCAAAGATTACGTTGAAGCGCGCCCGCCGCTCGAATCCATCATCTACGCTCAAGCGGTGCTATCGGCCGGGCTTATGGGGGCCCCGGAGGAAAGCTTGGGAAAAACCGAGGCAGCGAGTCCGGCGGAGAGAGAATTGACGACCTCCCCAACGGAAAGCTGAGATTTGCTGCCATCTATGGCAACGGCGCTGCCATGGGCTTCTCACCTAATGAAATCGACAAAATGTCAATGTGGAAGTTCATGGCGGCGGTCGAGGGCTACGTCAAAGCCAACACGCCGAAAGACGACGGCAAACTGACTGACGCTGAAAAAGACGAGCTTTTTGATTGGATCACAGGCTGATGGCGACAGATTTGGAGCGGCTCGTTGTTCAGCTTTCGGCTGACATCAAGAAGTACGAAAACGCGATGAACCGCGCCGTAGGTGTCACAAACAAGCAGATGGGCGCGATAGAGAACCGCGTCCGTCGTGCAAACAAGAGCATTTCCGCATCCTTCGCCGGCGGGTTTGGCAAAGGTGCCTTGGGTGCCTTCGCCGCTGCCGGTTCTTTGAAAGGCGCGCAGTCACTTATCGACGCATCGACGCGCATCAGCAATGCGCTCAAGGTTGCCGGCCTATCGGGTCAGGAACTCAATAAGGTCTACGACAGTCTGTTTGCCAGCGCCCAGCGTAATGCGGCGCCGATCGAGGATCTTGTCACGCTGTATGGCCGCGGGGCTCAGTCTGCCAAAGACCTCGGCGTCAACCAGGCCGAACTCCTCAAATTCACCGATAATGTCGCTCTGTCGCTTCGTGTAGGGGGAAAGTCGGCCGAAGAGTCGAGCGGCGCTCTCCTCCAGTTGAGCCAGGCGCTCGGCAATGGCGTTGTCCAGGCCGAAGAATATAACTCCCTCCTCGATGGTGCGCAGCCGTTGCTGCAGGCGGTCGCCGCCGGTCTGAAAGAGGCTGGCGGTTCCGTGTCGGCGCTCACGCGCCTGGTGAAGGACGGCAAAGTCTCGTCCGAAGCATTTTTCCGCGCGTTCGAAGCTGGTGCGGTCATCCTCGAGGATAAGGTCGGAGGATCCCAGCTTACCGTTTCCCAAGGCCTCACGCGCTTGCAGAACATCCTCATCGATACGGCCCGTGAATTCGACAACAATTCGGATGCTGCAAGCCTGCTCGCCCAGATGATCGACAAGATAGGCAAGGCGATGAGCGAATCCGCGGCCATCATCACGACGCTGATCGGGCCGCTGCAAACGCTTCATGAATGGGTGAGTTCGGTTACGGACGCCGCCCTCGAAATGTCGGCTGCATTCGGTGCGGCAACGGGGCTCGATGAAATTGGCCGCTCGATGGGAGCTTCGCCGTACCGGTCGCAGCGTCAAATCCAAGACCGCATCAATAATGCGTTTGGCTCCACGGCGACCGAAAGCAAGCCCGGCACAAGCGCCGACATAACCGGCGGCGAGACAATCCGCCCGGTAACGCTTGCGGATTACAAGGTTCCGGCAAAGGAAAAGAAGACTGGCTCGAAGAGCAAAGGCGTCCCGCGCACTGCGGAAAGCCGGTTCAACGACGACATTCAGTCGGTCAGGGACCGCACCGAGGCGTTGCGTCAGGAAACCGAGCTCGTCGGCAAGTCGTACGAGGAGCAGGAAAAGCGCAAGATGGCGCTCGACCTTGAGCAAAGCGCTCTCGCCGACCTGCGCGAGGAAGCCCGCAAGAAGGGCGAAACCGACCTCAACAACATCAAGCTTTCCTCGGAACAGGTATCGCAGATTGGCGCCATCTCGGCCGCATACGCGCGCCAGGCGGATGAACTTCGCAATGTGCAGGAAGCGCAGGACCGCGCCGAGCAGGCCGCGACCGAGTTCTATGACGGTTTCAAGAGCGGTGTCATGGATGCGATCACCGGCGCCGAGAGCCTCAGCGATGCCCTTTCCGGCATACTCAAGAAGCTGGGCGAGATGCTGCTTCACAATGCCCTGGACGCGCTGTTTGCACCGCAGACAAGCAATTCGAGCGGCGGCGCATTCGGCGGCATCTTTGGTGGTCTGGGGAAGATGATAGGATTCGACCGCGGCGGATACACCGGCAAGGGCGGGATATATCAACCGGCCGGCATCGTCCATAAGGGCGAGTTCGTCATGGATGCGGCAGCGACGAAACGCATAGGGGTAGACAACCTTCGCAAGCTTCAAGGCTATGCCTCGGGCGGCCTGGTCGGGTCGGCGCCGAGGATGCCGAACATTCAATCCATCGCTGGCGCGAACGGTGGCGTTAACGTCACCTACGCGCCGCAGAATAATTTCCAAGGCACCAGCGAGGAATTGGCGCAGTTCCGGCGCGAGCAGTTGAAAGACAAGCAAGAGTTCTCGGCTCGGGTCGTTGATACCGTCCGCCGTGCTCAGAAGACGAGAAACCTGTAATGGCGATCACATTTCCCTATGACCTCCTGACCGAGTTTCCCGGCTGGTCGACCGAGTTCGACCTGTTGTGGCGTCAGGAGCAGAGCCGCATGGCTGGCGGGCAAACGATCGTCAAGGATTTGGGTTCGCCTCTCTGGACCGCTGCGTTCCAGTCACGCTTGCTCAAGCCGAATGAACTCGATCGTTGGCGCGCTCGCTTCAAGGCGCTGGAGAACGGCCTCAATCAGTTTCGGGCTTGGTCGAAGTCGCGTTGCTATCCGATCGCTTATCCTGGCGGTGTCGGCATAGGAACGGTTTCGGGATTGCAGCTCGACACGATCGCGACGAGCCGCAAGGCCATTCGGATCAAGAACCTGCCGGCCGGATATACCGGCAGGGTTGGCGACTATATCGAGATTGGCAACGGCAACTTGCATCAGGTGATCGAGGACTTCACGGCGAGCGGTGCGGGTCTGTCGCCATTGTTCGAAATCCGGCCTCACCTGTGGCCGGTGACTGCGATCAATGATGCGGTTTCGGTACTGCGTCCCGCCTGCCTGATGACGCTAGTTCCAGGCTCATTCTCGTCAACAGCGGATATTGCGACCGGCAGGGCCGTCATTGCCTTTCAAGCTATGGAGAGCCGCTGATGCGTAATATCTCGGCTGGCAACCTGGCGCTGTTGCAGGCAAGGCGTCTCATCGCTCGCGACTTCCTCTGGCTTAAAGCGCGGGCGCTCGTTACCGGCGCACCTTTCAATTATGGCTTTTGGTCCGATGTCGATGATGTTCAGGCGCAGGTGGTCAATCCGGACACCGGACTTGCCAACACGCGCAATTTCGAGGGCTCGGGCTCGCTTATCCAGATCAGCGACATTCCCGAGACGACGACGATCGCCGTGCGCAATGTCACCATATCGCTGTCGCAGCTTGATCCCGGCGTCGAGAACATTGTGCGCGGTTATGATCTGAAACAGGCCGGTGTCGAGATTTACCGTGGGATGTTCGACGTGGATTCGCGGCAGTTGCTCGTCCCGGCGTTCTGCCGGTTTGTCGGGTTCGTCGATCTCGTCGCGATCAACACGCCGAAGGAGAACGAGGCCGGCAGCATTGTCCTCACTTGCGCCAGCCATACGCAGGAGATGACGCGCGGCAATCCCGACACGCGATCGAACGATAGCCAGAAGAAGCGCAATGCCACCGATAACTTCTATCAGGACGTGACGACCGTCGGCGAGACCGAGTTTTTCTGGGGCCAAAAAGCTGGGAAGGTCACGACAACGGGCTCATCCCGCCTTGCCAGCGCTGTCGTATTGAGGGGCGCATGATCCGGCGCGCGACAACGGCGGATAAGTTCAGGGTACTCCTGCTCGCCAAGAACTTCCATGAGGCGTCGGGCCTGCCGATCCCGTTCAACGCGGCCTATGCCTCGATCCTGTTCGATCAGTTCCTCACTGATCCGGAAAAGATTTGCATCGTATTGGACCGGGACGGCGTGCAGGGCGTGCTTGCCGCTCAGGTTGGGCTCTTGCCGATCGCGCCGGTTCGCGCGGCCACCGAGGTCATTTGGTGGATCGAGCCGGAATATCGGGGCAAGGATGCGCTGCACATGCTCGCGGCCTATGAGGCTTGGGCCGAGGAGCAGGGCTGTTCCTTCGTCAACATGGTGGGGCTGGGTTACGATCCGCTGCCAGCAAAGTTCTATGAGCGCCGCGGCTACATCGCCGCCGAGCGCCATTTCATGAAACCGATCGCGTCTTAGGGCAAATCAATGGCTGTATTTACAGGCTTGGCGACCGCCATTGGCGGCTTGCTGGGCGGCACCTTTCTGTCTGGTGGTCTTGGCGCCATCCTGCTCAAGGCAGCCGTTGGCATCGGCCTCAATCTCATTGCCAAGGCCATCGCCGGCAAGCCAGAAAAGCCTCAGTTCAGCATCAACGGCCAGTTGCAGTCAGGCGGCGACGTTGCCCGCTCGATCATTCTCGGCCACACGGTCACGGCCGGTTCGCTCGTCTATGCCAACACATGGGGCGATGGCGGCAAGACGCCGAACGAGTATTTCACACAGGTCATTGCCATTTCGGATATTCCGATCAACGGCATCATCCAGCTTTGGGTGAACGGCGAGCCCGTAACGATCTCGGGCACACTCGATCCCGACGACAAGGGTTTCCAGATCCCCGAATACCGCAAGGGCAGCGACAACCATCTGTGGATACGCTTCCACGATGGCACGCAGAGCGCAGCAGACAGCCTGCTTGTCAATCGGGTCTCATCTTCGTCGCATCCCTGGCAATCGAGCCGCATCGGCTATGGCGTTGCCTATGCGGTGGTTACGGCCGAGGTGGATCCGGAATTCTTCACCGGCTTTCCTCAGTTCAAGTTCGAGGTGCAGGGCGCGCGTCTCTACGATCCTTCGCGGGATAGTTCGGTCGGCGGTGCCGGTGCGCAGCGCTGGGATAATCCGGCGACGTGGGGCGGTGACGGCGACGATCTGCCGGCGGTGCAGATTTACAACCTCTTGCGCGGCTTTAACTACGGCTCGCAGTGGTTCTACGGCCTGCAGGGTGTGAGCGCTGCTCGATTGCCGCCGACTGACTGGATCGCCCAGATCAACAAATGCCGGGCATTAATTGCCGGTCCTGTCGGCCCCGAGCCGCAATATTACACCGGCGGCGAAATCCATGTCGGCGCGCAGATCGCCGATGCGATCGAGGCATTGCTGACCGGCTGCCAGGGCAAGCTTTCCGAAATCGGCGGCGTGTATAAAATCCACGTCGGCGAGCCTGATGCGGCGGTCTTTGCCTTTGCGGACTCGGACATTCTGTCGACCGAGGAGCAGGACTTCACGCCGTTCTTTGGTCTGGCCGACACGATCAACGGCGTAAACGCGACCTATCCCGAGCCGGCCGAGGGATGGAATACCAAGACGGCGCCGGCAATCCACAACGCGGCATTCGAAGCGCTCGACGGCAATCGCCGGCTGATGGCCGATATCCAACTCGATATGGTGTATCGCTCGTCGCAGGTGCAACGCCTGATGAAATCGGCATTGGCCGAGGCTCGGCGGGCGCGGCGCCATACGCTTGTGCTTGGCCCTGCCGCTTGGGTGCTTGAGCCTGGCGACGTGATCATCTGGAATTCCGAGCGCAACGGCTACGTTGACAAGCTTTTCCGCGTTGATGGTGTGTCCGATCGCGCCAACCTCGACGTGATGCTCGACATCACTGAGGTCGACCCGTCCGACTACGATTGGGATCAGGAGCACGATTACACCCCGCCGGTCTTTGGTCCGGTCGGCCCGGTTCGGCCGCAACCGCAGCCGATCGTCGATTGGAATGTGGAGCCAGCCGTCATCCTCGACAACAACGGATCACCTCGCAGGCCCGCAATCCTGTTGTCGTGGGACGGAGACCAGGCCGACGTAATCGGCGTCGAGTTCGAGGTGCGTCTCGCGACAAGCCTGATCACGGTCTATCAGGGCCGCACCGATCAGCCCGACAAGGGTTCGGTCCTGATCAGTCAGGGATTGTTGCCCAACACGCTTTACGGCGTGCGCGGCCGATACATTCCCGGCACGCCGCGACCGGTCGAATGGTCGGCATGGCTCAATGTCATGACGTTTAACATTCTCCTCGGTTCGGAGGACGTTTACCTCGGCGATATCGTCGACGAGATCAACAATGAGCTGAGCGGGCACCTCGAATGGCTCGCCGAGGGCACGCACTACGCTCGCGACGAGATGGATCGCCTCAACTCGCTTGCGGCACAAAACGGCGCTCAATCGGCGCTCGACAAGTTCGAGCTTCTCGCCGAAGTCGGCAAGGTCAGCGCCAAATACTCGCGTGAAATTCAGGTAGTGGCGACAGCGACCGAAGCTGCGGTCATCCGCATTGAAGAGCTTACTGTCAAGGTCGACACCGACATTGCGAATGCGATCGACAGCCTTTCGGCAAGCATTGCGGTGGTCGACGGCAAAACGATAGCGAATGCCAATGCCATCACCGCACTCAATGTCAGCGTCGGCAACTTCTCGGCATCGGGTCTTTTCCGCACCACGGTCGAGGCAACGGAAGCGGGCGCTCTATCCACGATCGGTCTGTCTGCGAGCGCCACCGGCGGCGGGGCTACCGTCCAGGCTGCGTTGTTCATCAGCGCCAAGGCTGGCGGCATCTCGACAGTCATGGTGCTGGCGGATCGGTTTACGATCACCAACGGCTCGACGCCTGAGTTCCCGTTCATCTTTCAGGGCGGTGTGCTCACGATGAACGCTACGCGCGTCAACACGGTGACGGCCGGCATGCTGCGATCGAGCGACAGCAAAATGCAGGTCGACCTTACCAACCGACGCATTCTGATCGCGGATTGATCAATGGTAAACCGCGTTCTAATCGGCGACTTCGGCGGCGGTGATTATCGCATCAGGATGTCAAAACCCGGTTTCGATGTCACCGCAGCGCTTGAGCCTGAAAGACTGGCATTCGACAGCACGTGGAAGGATAGCGCGATCGTCTACGCGATCGGCTCTGTCAATGTGCCCAACACCTCGGCATACACCGAGGTTAATTTCGGTGAGACCCTGCCGTTCGTGCCGCTCGTCTACTATTGGCAATATCTTTCATCAACCGAGCTTATTATCGGCGATGTCACGACCACCAACACAGCATACGTCACTTATTATGCGTCGGTGACGCAGAACTACATCAGGTTCTATACGCCTGGCTCTATCGGCTACACGGCCGGCTATCTGGTGCTGCGGAGTATGGCCGATGGTTAATCGCATTCTCCTCGGCAATCATCCGACTTTCGGCATGGGTGGTTTCGTCTCGCAGCCAGGCGTCGACGTCCTGACAGCCAACAAGTTTCAGTTTTCGTGGAGCACGATATTCGAGCAGTTTCAAATACTGCAGTCGGGCAGTTTTGTCGTAACTCACGGCGGCGGCAACACTGACGGTGCGTTTGTCGGCTTCTCTTGGGCGAACCTCGGATATTACCCGCTGATTTTTCTATCGAATGACAAGTACAAGCTTCGGCTCCAGTACCTATCGACGAGCAGCGGACAGGTCTGCGTTCGTTATTCCGGAACCACCATTGGCATGCCGACCGGCGACGCAACCGTCTATTACATCGTCACGCGGAGCATCAAACCCTAATGGTCAACAGACTTTGGATTGAGCCGAGCGTGTTTCGATTGTCCCGCGCGGGCGTCGACGTCTTTGCCGCAGCGGACGCGGGGTTGCTCTTCAACGGTGATCATGGCTCGCCAGCCAAGTTCATCAAGGGATCGATCGCAGGCAGCCGCAGCGGCTCGGGCACGTCGAACCATACGGCGCTGTTCGGCAAGACCTATTCCGTGAAGCCTTTCGTCATGACGAATGTCCTCGCCGGCGCTGGGGCGTCGTTGCCTGGTGAGACCTATCCCATCAAGGGATTTGGCGACAGTTCGACGCCTTGGAATAACTTCGCTTTCAGTTGGAGCACGTTCAAGGTCGAGGTGCTTACCGATCGCGTCAACTTCGCTTTCACAAGTTTCTCGTCGAGCTTCAACTACACCATCAATTATCTCATCTTCGATTACCGGATAGGCTTCTGACATGATGCTTCAGTTCGATGAGCGCGGCTTCATCACCCATATTCGTAGCGACCCTGAAAGCCAGGAGATCATCGACAACTTTCTGTCAAAGGGCGATTGGTTGCACATCCGCGGCAAGAAACTCCCGCGCGAGCCGTTTTTCACGCCATCGGGCGAGCCGATTCTCAACGAGAAGGGCAAGCAGATCGTTGGCAGCAAAGGCTTCGTCTATCCCGACGTGACGCATGATTTCCATTACGTGAAAAATGGGAAGGTCGTAGCGCGCCCAAGGCTTGCCGCCGAGAGCGCCGCGATCAAGGCTGATGGCAAAGACACGTTCACGTTGAAAGGCCTTCCTCGGCCGTGCGTGATGACGATCGATGGTGAGCCATATGAGATCAAAGGCGGCGTTCTTCATTTCTCGACCAAGGATGCAGGAACCTATCGCTTTGAGGCGGGCTTCCCGTTCGTCGACGGGTCGCACTTTGAGGTCACCGCGAAATGAAGATTAAGGGCAAGAAAGACCTGACGGCGGAGCGCGCCAAAGGCCGGGAAGCGGTCGACGAGGCATTCCTCCCGCGCATCAATGAGGCGATGGGGCCGAAGTTTGCTCTCTACATCGTAAAGGGCATGGACTCCCACCGATTTGGTGATGCTGACGAGGCGGGAGAGATAGAGAAGAATTACCGGTCAATGATCGACCGTGTTGCAGCCATCGAAATCGAGCGCCAGGCCGCGCAAGCCCGTGTCGACGCTGCAACCTCCGCGGCCGAAATCTCAGAAATCATCGCCAGTCTCTAAAGGGAAACCCAAAATGTCCAAAGCACCTCAAGCGGACGGCAAATTGCCGATCGCTCCTCAAGCTGCGCTCAACGAATACGCGGCCATGAATGAATTCCTGCGCAATCGTAATCTGCTCCTCGCCCAGCAGTTGCATGAACTCACGGCGACGATCGAAGCGCTGCAAGCTGAAATGCGGGCCAAGGATAAAGGGAAAGCTTGATGGCTATTCGTCCGGATTATGAGGTCGGCACCGTCTCGGTCACCGCCGGTGGCGTCACTGTGACCGGTGTTGGCACGCTTTGGGCCGCTGCCGACATTCAGACCGGCGACACGTTCAAGGTGAAGAACCTCGACGCGATCATCGCCTCGGTCGACAGCAACACCCAGATTACGCTCAGGGAAGCCTGGACGGGAGGTGCGCTTGCGGCGAGCTCGTATGCCATCCGCTACCAGCCGGATGGTTCACGCTATACGGCAGCCACGCGAGCACTCATTGAATTGCTTGGCAATGGCAACCTGACCGCCTTCTCGGCCTTGGCCGGCGCCCTCGATCTCATTCCGATCTTTACCGGCGCGGGCGCGATGACGCTTGTGTCCCGGCAGGAGCTTACGCAGGGCATCGATGTTGATGCGAAGGTCGAAACCCTCGCGGAGCGGGCGGGTTATGACGGACAGGCCGCAGGCTTTACCGTCCTCGTCGCAAACGTCGGCGACGGTCGATCGGCGGTTTACTTCAAGGCGTCGAACACGCTGGGCGACTGGTCGGTTCCTGCCTACCTAACCGGCCCGAACGGCACGTTTCAGTCCAAGGGCAACTATAGCGGGGCGATAACCTACGCCATCGGCGATGTTGTACTGCAGAACGGATCGTCTTGGATTGCGCGTGTAGTGACGACTGGCAACCCACCGCCGACCTTGCCGACGACCTCAAACACGCAATGGTTCCTTCTTGCAGCGGCCGGCAATGGTTTTGTGTTCAAGGGCGACTATGCAGGGGCGACGGCGTATCTGAAGGATGATGTCGTTATCAACCAGGGCTCGTCGTGGATTGCGCTGCAGGCGACCACTGGCAACGCGCCTCCGACGCTGCCGACGACCTCAAACGCCTACTGGAAGGCAATTGCCGTTAAGGGCAGTGGCGACGTTAGCGGGCCTGCTACGAACGCAGACGCCAATCTGGCGCTATGGAACGGTGCAAACAGCAAGACGCTGAAGGATGGCGGCCCGATAACGGCTGCGGGCTTAGCGTCAGTCAATATTGCTGGCACGCCTGCTGCAAACAAGCTTCCGTATCTTACGGGTGCGAGCTCAAGCGCTTTGACAGACCTGACGGCTTTTGTTCGAACGCTTCTTGATGATGCAGACGGTAATGCGTTTTTGACAAGCCTTGGTGTAACTAAGCTCGTGTCATCTCCAGGCTACGTGAAGTTTCCCAATGGCTTCGTCATGCAGGGCGGATACGACAGCGGAGGCACGGGGGATCACACCATTACATTTCCAGTAGCTCTCGCCTCGGTGACTGCCGTTATAGCTCATGGAATAGGGGCGATGGCCGGCACATCATCGCTGGCATTTGTCGCGACAAATGTGACCTCTTCCAGTTTTGCTATTCAGCCTCGCTTCGTTAACAGCGGCGGCACTGTCGGCGTTGCCACTCAGGCCTTCTACTGGCTGGTGATGGGTTTCGTGAATCCTTAAAGATGGAATTTATCAACATGAAGATTTTTGGTGTTTTTGATGAGGGAGGCCTTCCGAAGGCCTTTTTCAACGAGGATGTCCACGGTTATAAAATCGTGGATGGCTTGCCCAATCCGGCGTGCCAAATTCCCTTGGAGGCTGTCGAAATCGCGGAGCCTCAATGGATCGAGTTTCTTACCAATCAGGGCCGGCGTAAGATGGTTGATGGCGTTGTTGTGGAGTACGTGCCTCCGCCGCCCCCACCCGTAATTCCTGATCGCGTCTCGCGCCGGCAGTTCCGCTTGCAGTTAATTGACGCTGGCCTGCTTTCAACGGTCGAAGGGTGGATTGCGACACAGGACGAGCGCACGCAGGCTGCCTATGCCGACAGTGGCACATTTCTGCGCAGCGATGAAATGTTGCAGCAGGGGTTTGCTGCGCTCGGATTTACAGCCGAGCAAGTTGATGTGTTCTTTACCGAGGCAGCAGAACTTTAACCCGAAAGAGCACAGGCCCCCTCGCCAAACAATACGTAGGCCTTAAGGGGCGGTTTGTGATCTGCGCGCGCGTAGCCATACCAGCCGGTGTAGTTACTTTTGATATTTGGCAGCGCCGCGGGCACGTCGAGGCGTGCCCACCCACTGAAGCCGTAACCGACCACGTTGCCGGTCGCATCGGTAATGACGAGACGCTGAGTGCCGATAAGATGGCCGGGTGTATTGGCCCAGCCATTCAATCGAAGTGCTCCCGGCGCGCTGGTAATAGGATCGCTACCGTCCATGTGGCCTTGGCATCCTTGGACGATCGGCAAGGTCAAAGGCTTGTCGAGCCAGTCTGTCCACGGATCAGAAAACACACCCAGACGATCCGCTCTCACAGCTGACACCAACGCAGGGAATTGATCCTGCCACGGAAAAGCGAGTCCCATTACATATTGATCATCAACGCCGCTAAGCAGGGCGGCCGCTGGCATCTTCCGAAGGTTGGCCCATTCCCGGTCACGGCGAGCGATATGAACTTGCTGGAACGCCGTGGTGATCACCAGCACACCGACAAAAAGCGCAACGATGACACGTCCAACCGCCATACGATTCCACAAAAAGTGAGCCAGTAGGAGCGCGGTTGCGGCCAAAAAGAAAGTGGCTCCCATACCGTAACGGCCATCGGTCGCGGTCGCGAGACCAAGGCCTGCCCGTCCCATCGCAGTTGCGAGCGCCGAAACAAGCACAAACCCGCCTATCGCTACCAGAATTAGGGACGCGCGATCATCCTGCCGATGCACCATTACCCGCAATGCGAGGGCGCTGAATGTCGCGACAGCGACAAATCCGCAGACGAGCGGCAGCCAAGGGTCAACTCCCGGCCCCCCCATGCGAAGTGGGTCGGGACCGCTGACAAAAAGGAAGTTTAATACAAGCGCGATCGGCGTCCCTACGTACACGAGTGAGTATTTCACAAGTTCAATCGCGTACTGAAACGGTCCTCCCTGAAACTCCGGCAACGGAGACGGCTTAAGTCCCCAATAATGAAGCGCCAACAAGGCAGCGGTTGCGACGATTGAGAAGCCTAACAGCCGAATGTTGCGGGAGAAGGCAGCTAGAACAGCTATAGGGACGAAGGTGAGCGCTCCGTTGGCGAGAGATAGAGCGGCGCATAGCCCGAGTAGAAATGAAACGAGAAGCGGACGATTGCCCCGTTTTTCAATCAAAACGACATAAGCGCAAATCACAAACAGGTACACCAGAGGCCAGCATATCATGAAGCCCCATTCAAGTATGTTGCGCTGCTGCAGGCTTAGAAATAGGCCGCAAAATAATAAGGATAGCGCCACTTGCTGGAGCAATGGCACTCGAAATAATCGCGACGCAATGTAACCAAACAGGAAGCCGTTAACTACAATCGTTACGTGGGTTGCAGCGATCAAAAGCGTCTGTCTGCCAGCATTGAGGTAAGTATCAACAAGATAAAACAACTTAGGGATCGCTATGCGATGCTCGTTGTGATGCTCGAAAAACTTCGAGAATAGTTGATGCGGGGTGATGTTATCCCAGCTATCCCAAAAGGTGACCGGAGAATAGGTCAATACCAAGTATCGAAGCGTCACAGCCTCCATGAACGCAACGAAAACCAGGCTTCCTAATATTGCCGATATTCCAAAGATGCGCCTGTTCGATGTGTCGCTTGATATTGCCGTCATGAATAGATGCCTTCTGTAATCTGTCGTCACCACAATACGGTTTGCTGAATAAAATCAAGCCTACGCGCCAACTGCGTCACCGAATTCAACCAAAATCAAGGAACTCCCATGCCCTCCTTTGGATCAAAATCCAAAGCGGCTCTGGCTAAGTGCCATCCGCTTTTGCAAGACATTGCCAACGAAGCGATCAAGGAGATTGACTTCATGGTGCTCGATGCCACGCGCGGCCGGGTGGAGCAGGAGCGGGCCTTTGCCGGCGGCAAGAGCAAGGCTCGGTTCGGTCAGTCGGCGCACAACTATGTTCCGGCCATCGCGTTCGATCTCTTCCCGGCTCCATACGACTGGAACAATACCGCGGCCTTCATCGCGCTGTCGAAGGTCATCATGCGGATCGCGAAAGAGGAGAAAATACCACTGCGCTGGGGTGGTGACTGGAATAGGGACGGCGACAAAACCACGTCCGATGCGTGGGATAAGCCACACTACGAACTCGACCCTTGGCGCGATTGGGCCAAGAAGTCGAAGCTGTACGAGGGTTGATCATGATCGATCCTGACGCATGGCGTGTTCGGCGCAGCCTGGTCATCGGCACCATTCTTTGGTGCGGGGGCATTGTCACCTACATCACTCTTGCCGGCGGAGAGAGTTCACTTCGCGAGACAGTTGCCGTCGGTGCGCTCACGCTCGCTGGCAGTACTCTCGGCTCCTACGTCTTTGGCGCAATCTGGGATGATCAGAACAAGCGCCGGTTCGGCGCAGGCGGACGCCGAGTTGAGACACGCGTCGAGGAGGTCACTCCAGCGGCACCGGTCAATCCGGTCCCTCCAATCGCGGAGGAGGGGCCATGACAATCCTCGAAGGCTTCAAGGCTGCGGTCTCGGCGCTTGCCGGGGCAGCAGTCACCGCGGCGTTCTATGCGCTCGTCATCATTCCCATAGAACGAAACGACGCTCGGCGCGGCTATGTGGCCGAGGCGCGGGCAACTGCTGCCGAAGCGAAGGCCGACAAAATCCAGCGCGAGCGCAATGCCAATCAGATCGTTATTGACGCCTACCAGGTCCAATTGAAGAACGCTCGTGCCGCTGAGGCGGAGAAGGTCGAAAAGCATGAAACCGAGATTGCCGAACATGAGGCGAAACTTAGGGCCGCTGGCCGTTCTTGTCTTGTTGACGATGCTGATCGGGACTGGTTGCTCAAGCCTTGACAAGCAGCTGCGCGATGCAGCGACGGTGCAAGGTGAAGCGCAGACGGATCGCAATCTCCCGTTTTGGCCGGATGATTGCCGCAAGATCGAACCTCATGCGCCGGTTGTTGTCGGCGCAGAAGCCCTATCAGGCTGGAAGAGAGAACGACAGGCGCTCGACAGGGCAAACGAGCGGGTGGGGCGCTGTGCGGGCTTCTATGACGGTTTGGCGGGAAAGCCGCGATGATGGGCGAACTCAACTTAAATGACATCTACAAATCCATCGGCATCCTGACCGCAGAGGTTCAGGGCCTGCGCCGCGATATGGAAGCCTCGGAGCGACGGGCCGCGCTTGAAAATCGCGAAGCCGACGAAAAACGCGCCATTGTTCATCGGCGGATCGATGAGATGGTCAGCGAGGTAGGTGATATCAAAACCGATATTGCCACGATTACCGAGCAGGTGAAGGACAGCAAGATTGTGACCGACGAGGTTCGCAAATGGAAACTGATGGGTCTAGGTGCACTTGGCGTCGTTGGGATCGGCGGTACCGCGCTCGGGGTAAGCATTGCGAATTCGTTTGAATGGGTCTCGCGGCTGTTTCATAGATAG